TTATCTCATGTCCGCCCCACACGGACACTTCCCCAAATTTGTCCGTCCACCACGGACACACACAGACACAGATGTCCACTGTACGCACACAGCGGACAAAATAATAGTGCAATATACACAACTATTACTGGAAATCAATCCAATAATTGTGCACATTGCACTATGAAAATCAGTTATTTTAGAACATTATGTACTTGTGTCCGTGTGTGAGAAACACATACAAGGGTGATGTTTTCGAACATATGTACTTGTGTCCGTGAGTGAGAGACACATACAAGGGTGATGTTTTCGAACATATGTTCATTAAAAAATAATTGTTGTTTCAAACGGTAAAATTTGCAACTGTTTGCAAGAACTAATCTCATTAGTCACATTTGGGATAACTAAATGTAATGATATTTTTGATCCGTCATCAGTAGCATAAATATAGCCAGTCAAAACAGTGTTACCACTTGTCTGTAAAGCTACACATTGTACTGGTATAGTGTTTGGGTAATTATTGTTCTCTAAAAGTGTTGAATATTTTAAATTTCCGATGACAATATCTGAATTGTTAGTAATTTTAATTGTCGTACTAAATGAGAGTACAGTGTTTTTTATCATACCAAAATAAATTACACCATTATTAGAGAATCCGTAAAATTTATTAGTACCACCATATGTGATATCAGTACCACCGCTTAGTGATTCCTCATTGTAATTAATCAACTGTACCCCCTGCCCTATGAATAAAGCGTTGCATAAATTCCTGCCAATGTTAATACATCCTGCACTGGTAGGGTGTATACCATCTTCACCAATAAAATCGTAACGATGTAAACAACATGTGCTATCTATATACCTCATTCCATAGTTAACAGCTAACTGGTATGATCTTAACACTGTTGAAAGTAAAAGTTTTCTTCTTCCACTTGCTTTGAAAATGCCTATCATAGAAATATTAATATTGGCATTTACAAAATGCTGTTTACAGTAATTTCTAAATGCCAAAATAGCTGTGTTTAGATTATTGAAACTTGTGTCAACATCATTACATCCACCACAAACTAATATGTCGGTAACATCTTTAGGATTTACGGTACCAATTTTAATATCTTTTAACAGATCGAGAAAAGTTTTACCCGTGTTTCCGGTTTTTACAAAACCGGTACCACCAACACAATTAGTAAAACAGTCAACCCCCTCTGTTAATCCTGAAAAACTTTTAAAAGGAGTAGTCCATCCGCCTTTATACTCGTAGGGATTTTCTCCATAGCTGTCACCAATTAAAATGAAAACACGTTTTTTAAGATTTTTGAAATAATCATTTAAAAAAGTGTCAAAATAACCATTAGCAACTAAACTGTCAATTTTATTGTTAATTTCATCCTGTACATCAAGATTTTTGAAATAATCCTGCACATAACTTTTCAGATCGTTAAAAGCATCCTGCAAGTTGTCAAAATTTTTCTGCATAGCTTTCCACTGTTCTACAAGTTTGTTAAATTCACTTAAAAACCAGTCCTGATTTAATTCATGAAAGTTGGTGTAAGGCCCTAAATTTTCCATACTCATATAATTTTACCTCCTATCAATAAACCATTAAGCAAAAGTTTTCGATAAAACTTTCTGCTATCACATCATACAAGTTAAAAACAACTAAATCACGTTCGCTTTGTATCATCTGCTGTGACGTTGTAACTCCGATGTTTCCATGCGCTCTTCCATTTCTTGTGTGTCTTCCAGTTCTACCACCATTAACACTTTCGTTTTCAGTGTCTTTTCCTGTTTCCGTATTAGTGATCGTTCCGTTTTCTGTCGTATCACCGTTAGTGATCTGCTTTGAATGATCTGCAAGACCTGAATTAAAAGCGGTATTCTGATCTGTTACGTTCACGTTGTTTATGATCTCGTTTGTACTATTGCTTTTTACTGTGTTGTTGGTGTTTCGAGTGTTGTCCCTAGCACTTGTCGTTGTTTCATCGTCAGTATCAGTCCAATCTTCCATCCTATCATAGTTTTCTATCGGGTTGTATTCCAACACTGTTGTGTCATACAACTTTTTCCAATTAATCTGATACTTGTTACTCCATATTGTAATACGATTTTTCATATAAGTAAAATCTGGATATAAAATCTCCAACTCTCTCGTCCGCAGCAAAATTGCATCAATAGCAATCTGTTTTACAAGCCCCTCTGGAACATTGAAACCGTCAAACAATGTGTTGTCATAGTTATATAATCCCTCAACGGTTAATAAACTCAAACATCATCACCTCCTGATGTTTTACGTGAGACATTTTTATTCGGGTTGTGTCTCCAATTTACACTTACATCCACACCAAACATTTTCTTAACATCATCACAACTTTTTTTCCACCCATCAAGCCACATTTCCATTCTAGTTGAAGTTTCCACATCATTGCTTTCAGCTTCGGAAGATATCATTCTCTCTTTTTTATCTGATCTGGCAGAGGGAATACCCACCTCAGTGCAAAATAGTTCTTCCAATCTTCTCAGAGTGTCCAGAACATCACCCGCAATATAGTTCTGTCTCAAATTATTGACAAAATAATCCCACGGATCCTCCGTCTGATCTCCTCTCTGAATTCTCAATTTCTCATCATAGAAAACAGCTAATTCCCCTCTCATGACCTGATCCATGACTTTTTTCAGACTTTCCGCTCCCGCTTTATTCCTTGCTCTGAAAACATACGCAAGCTTGCTGTTCATTACGTTCATGTCAAGAGATTCCATAGCAATAGCCATTTCATTCGCGTATCTCCCGACAAGATCCATGATCCCACCATAGTCAGCGGTACACTTGAAAAGAACACACTGCTCACCAATCACAGGCTCAATCACCCCCTTTAGCAATGGATTGCTAATCACCGCCTGCGCCGGTCTGTAAAAAACATTGTATCCCTTGAGTGTGCATCCCTGTGGAATTACACCAAACTTGTCCGTATTGATGATTGCAACTGTGCCCCAACAATATAAACAATACAAAAAATAATCTTTATCCCAGTTATCGGGAACATCCCACTTCATCACAGAAATGGCTTTCTGTAATAAATACCTTTGAAAGTACCAAAATAACTGAGTATTTTTACAATGGTTAGTGCTCGGGCTTATGCTACTATTATACTGATTGATATAATTATACATCACAGGAGCACCAACACCTGTATTACATCCAAACATATATTCACCTCCTACAAATTATTAAAATAATCAAACCACGCTCTAGCATATCCGGCACGTTCCTGATGTATACTAGCAGGTCTTTCATAGTTTGCCTGAAAAGCAAGTGCAAGATAACCAGCATCCTGTGTACTAACACTCCACTCTCTCCAACTTAAAGGGTACGCACTTGTGCTATACCATTGTGGTTCGATACCCCAGTTTTTAATTCCAGTACTTTGCTGAAACTCTGCAAAAATAACACTCAACTGTTTCTGACCATCATACCAATCATCATGACTTCCATATAATACGTCAATAACTTTATATAAATCAGTCGGTGGTGTCCACTGCACAAGTCCATGCCCAGTACCTCCAATTTCAATCAGAGCGGGATTGAAAGTGCTTTCCTGTTGAATATTTCCACAAAGTCCGGCAATAGCATTTACACTCCATCCCTGAGATTTAAAATAATTTAAAATCACAGTTGCGTTATTTATGGCTTTTTCATTGTTTCCGCACAGGTTAGCCGTGGGATCTCCAAAATACTCACTGTTACCTCCAACTTGCCAATCACCACCCGAGAAAGGCCAGCGGTAACAATGTGTGTAATGTGTACCGCTCTGTATATCATATGTATTAATACTAACCTGATCCGGCAGAGGTTTTTTAGACGTATGCGCACCCATAGTATGACCACCATTGTCTAAATCATGAACAATTTCTGTATGCTGATGTTCACTGCTATTAATAACAAGAATATCTCCAACGTGAAAATCAAAAGTAGCAAAGTCTGTTATTATAATTTCCTCAAAACCCAAACTTTTTAAAATTCCGCCCATGGTGGAAGTTGTAAAAGGCCATGCGCTCAAATTGATCTCATAACCCGCATGACCTAAACCATACCATACGAAAGATGAACAATCATAGTATGTTATGCCATTAACTGTGCGCTCATTTCTGTAGTCCTGTGAATAACCAACCGCAGGATCGTTACATTTTTCTATCCACCAATTCATTGCTTGCAATATTAACCCACCGATTCCGCCTGCTCCACCCGATCCCCATGGATTCTGACCTGAGTTAGCACATGTCATAAGCGCAACGAACATTGAAATATTGCTAGCAGGAAAGCTACGCATAATACACACCCCCCTCAAGGAATTGCTTGATCTGCTCTTTTTCGTTTCGGGTTGCACCTATTACATTAATTGAACCATTTTCAACTACGTAATACCCTGCGCCTAAATCCTGCATTGTACCGTTTTTCATATAAGGCCTGCCATTATCTGATCTGTCCTCATCAACTAGAGTTAAAAACATGTGTTCAATAGTCGGCACTCTCATAGTTGATAACATTGAACCGTTACTGCCATTACTTATAGGCGTTGGCAATATACTGTCAATAGCACTCACAACACCGTTTGCACAGCCCAAAAAATTACCTGTGGCAAACTGTCCTACAGCTCCTGCTGTATTCATTAACGATCCTAGAACATTACTCTGTAAATCGCTGATCTGAATAGGTACGCCCACAACCGCAAATTGACTGTGTAGTGTTTGAGTTGCGGTTGAAACCTGTAACTGAGCAATTCCGCTCATCATGTCAATAGTTTCTAGCACATTTATTTTATTTGCACTACCAATTACTGAACCGTCAATTTCAAAGCGCCCCCATGGATTAATTTCCATTGTGATTCTACGAAACGGTGAACTATTCAAAAAAGATCCTCGAGAGACTTGTGGATGTTCCTCTATCGGTACTTCAAATCGGATATTAAACCTAGGTTTATCTGGTATCTTATAACATGCTTGTTTAAACGACCACCATCCGAGTTTTATTTCTGATACGGACGGAACTACAGAACCATCAGGATCCACGGAACTTAATGGAAACGGAAACCACATACAGCCGACTACGTATTGAAAGGGATTGAATAAGCATTTCAATAAATTTTCCGTTATCTGTTGCCCAGAAATGTCTGCCCAGTCCAAATTAGTAAAAATCTGTGAACAAAAGCCTTTAAAATATTCTGGCGTAAATGCGTAATATTGATTTAGTCCATCAGTACCAACGATCCCTAACACATAACACCCGCCACTAATTCCGGAAGTTGCAGGAAAAGCACCGTTTTCTATTGCGTATGCATGTGTTACCGGACTTGTCTTAGCAGGATATAAATTATCAATAATCGTACCATCAAAACTTGTTGAGCTTCTCAAAAAATACAAATTAGTACTCTGTATTGTATCTCGATACGTGGCCAACACATCCACAACGCAATGTGCAATCCATGTATTGTTTCTATACTCCCAATCCTCAACCCAGTATGATCGATTAAATTCTACAATCTCACAGTAATTCCATGACGGGGCACTGCCTCCATTTCTCAGTATGATCTGAGGATTTTCGATTGAACACGGTTCGTTAATATTACAGGAAACGGCGGTAACATCACCGCCGACAACCCCCGTAGAATTAACTCTTTTGCTTGCTGTCTTAAAATTGACTGTTACCGCCATTATTATTTCCTCCTATTCCAGAACAAAAACAAGACCATTCTCTGTGAGATCGTTCCAGTAACGATCTGTGAAATGATAGTAAATATTCCAGTAACCACCTGCGCTGTTGAAAGGTGTTGTGCTACTCCATTGCTTGATCGTAGTAAGTCCCATAGCCTCCTCATCAAACAGTACAGCAAAGATGTTGCTCATTTCCTGATCTGTTCCCTTCTCAACACTTCCGTTCGGTGTCATCACGCTAGGTGAAACATTAATTCCCATCGGACTGTCAAGTGTCTGCCAGAAATTAACCTTTTCATTTGTCGCAATTTTGAGATACTGGTCATGGAACGTATTACTCAGAACCGTTGTATCTGCGGTATGAAGATCTGGGCTAAAAATCATGATGTTCTGCATACTCAGCGGAGTATGCCGTGCAATCTCTTTTCCCGTGATATTCGCATGGAATCGAGTTGTTCTCTCTGTGAAAAAGTCCATGTAAGTCATGATCTTAGCACAAGCCCATTTATAAAAACTCGGGAAATTCTCCGCTTTTCTTACATCATTAGCGGTTAACGCTGTTCCGTTCTCGGTATTGTACATCGTGAGCAACTTAACAACATGCTCTCCAGTATACCCTTCAGTACTTTCAGTAACTCCTTTCTGCCAGATATTTTTAGCTCCGATATAGTTTGCAACGCATGCTCTTGCCATGCTCTCATGTGCCTGTTCGATCATATCCATCGTGTTCTGAGTATACATGGAAATAAACTGCCCAAACTCGTCAGGATTGCGAAACGCCTGATCCAACTGATCCCGAAAGTACGTTCTGTGTCTCTGGAATACCTGACCGCCATAGAAATTTGTCTGTAAAACTTTTCCTTTTTTGATCTTATACATATCGACCGAATTGTCATCCTCAAGTGGCTGTCTCTGATCATTTTCCCATTCATCATCCAGCATACCCAACTTTCGCACATGGTTTCCCCATTGCTGTGTAGTTCTTCTCAGTCCCTTAAATTTAGCGTTGTATGGTCTTAAGGAAAAGATCGTCCTGTCTAATACCTGAGAAATGCTGTCCATAATCCTGTCATTACCCACAAGTAGCGCTGTCTGTGCCTGTGCTACGAACGAGCTTGTGTTCGTTGCTTTCATAGTGTCAACGCCTGTGGCCTGTTTAACGATAGTATTCAGCACTGTGCTGACCTGATCGAAACTTAATGTATTCACCATTATTTTTCACCCCCTGTCAATCCATCATAGTTTGGCGGATTGATAATGCTTGCTATAGCATCTTCGGTTGTAACCTGCTTCGGAACTGCGTTCTGCATCAGATTAATGTTGTTACTCTGCACCGCGCTTGTGAGACTTTTCAGTGCGATCAGAACATCATTCTGATCTCCAATCTGCCTTGCCTGCTGTTCCTGTGTCTGAGGATATGCCTGTTCCTGTGCCTGTGGAAACATCTGTGGAAACTGCTGTGTATATCCCTGCACACCCTGCACAGGTGTCTGTGTCTGCTGATAGTTCTGTGGATAGAACTGTGGCTGTGGCTGTGGCTGTGGCTGTGGCTGTGGCTGTGGATGTGGCTGTGGATGTGGCTGTGGATGTGGCTGTGGATGTGGCTGTGGGGCACGCTGGGTTGCTGTGCCTGACATTGTGAGGATTTCATCTTTTGTGAATCCGGCTGTGATGAGTGTGATTAAATTGTCTAATGTCATATTTTATAATCCCTCCTGAGATAATTTTTGTGTGAAAAGCCGGTGGAAATGATACAGTCATGTTCGTATGTGACTGCATACCAGTTTCCAGAATAGCATCCTAGACAGATGCATTTTGTGTTTTTCGGCATTTCTGCGATAACTGTTCCGTCTGTACTAGGCTCTGCCCTGACCATCAGAGGCCCTGTTTTCGTTGTGACGATGTACACACCTCTGATATTTTTGTTGTAGTTGATCGTCATTCTTTATCACTCCCTGTGATATGATCTGTAAGTTTTGTGATCGCATGAGTGTTATTGTTGAGTGCGTCTGTCATGTTTTTCATTTCTTCCTTGTGAGCATCCGTTTCTTTCTGCCACAAATAAAAAGTTGCAATCAGACAAGCACATGGCACTCCGATATTGCTAATAAGTGTTGATAAGGAATTAACGTCCATATTTCACCTCCATTATATATTAGCACAACATATAAGATATGTTTCACGTGAAACATTAAAGAAAGGTGAGAAATGTTTCACGTGAAACAAAACATATGCAGGCTTTGACACTCTGCATATGTGACGAAAGATTAAGTGCTACAAATTCTTGAGTTGTACATACTCATGCACATTGGATCATTATGATCCCACGCTCCCAACGTGTTGTACGTGTGCCACGAACACTTGTCTTTCTATGAAAGATAATATCAGATATAAAGCACAAAGTCAATATTTATTTTTAAAATATATCTCAAATAGAGACTTGCTTGTGATATCCTCAAACAGTACCTTGTTTGATAAATACATATCCCATAAATAAATAAAATCTCGTCTGAAAGCTTTCACATCCTTGTCCGTATTGGAATACTCTGGCGGTGTACCAGAGTTGTGCCGTGTTACATATATTAAGTCTTTTCTCTTGTGCTGATATATTGTAATAGCATCCATTTTACATAGAGGTATCAGTTCTTTAATGTTCATGCTTCTAATTCCTGAATAATCAGCGGAATAAAATTCATTTCCCAGTGCCATCCTGTTAAATGCCGAATCTGATCCAGACATTTTATACAGAGCTGTGTCTTTTTTCTTTTCAGAAATCGGTGAATCATACAAGTTAAAAAGTCCAATACCTCTATCACGTATAATAGACAGAGATTGTTTATTAATATCCATGTTCGATACTTTTTCCATTAAATTATTCTCTATAAACATATCACATGATAAACTTTCGGAATTGGAAAACAATAAAAACTGTATTGGATTAAGACCCTCGAGTTCACGGTTTCGATTCATTGTTTCATATGCGTTTTTAAAAGCATATCCGGCATTTTCAACTCTGCGTTCACGTTTTTCAGGGATAAACTCATCATATATCCCTATCTCAACGTCTGATGCATCAAAACCTCGTAAATTGGCAAAGGTATTTAATGCTATAGCATAACCGAGTATATTTCCAGTATATTTTATTTTACCATTTTCGTCAATTTCTGCATTATAATACACCGCAATATTTTTCCCGACACTTTTCGGATATATTGACCATCCCAAATCATGATTTAATTTTTTAAAAGGTGAAAGTTCTGGAATTTTAATCATGTCAATTTGTGTTTGCAATGATCGCATATAAGCAAAAATTTTTTTATGTTCAATACAGTATTTGAGAGCCCCGTAAGTTTTCCCCGTACCACGTCCGCCCCAGATGTAATTGAACTTTTGTCCATATCCTAAAACGGCGGGTATCGATAGATACCCGCTGTTTTCATAAAATGATAACATATTATTTCTGTGGCTCTGGCATAGGAACGTTCTTTTCAGAATATCCCATACGAGCAAGTGCGCGATCTGGGGAAACAAGTGCACAGTTAAGATAGTCACGACCTGATTTTGATGTTCGGTGAAGAAGCTCGATAAAAAACATATCTGGAACCTCTTCCATGTCAGAAACACGATCGACAATATCCTCGAATGATTCACGGAAAGTTGCTGACTGACCGGAGAATACCTCTCCCGTGTTTGCGTCCTGCACTGAAATGCAGGTTATTTCATTTCCGATATTGTCGGTGGTAAGATATTTTGCCCACGCTCCAACGCAGATAATTCCTTTGTTTTCTACGTTTTTAAGTGAAACGATTGCGGGTGACTCAATAAGGTCATACTCTGCATAGGTATCGAGGTCTCCGGATGATTTAATGATCTTATAATTCTTTATCATGATTTAGTTCTCCTTATTCTTTGGTGATTTTGTGAAAGTTGCGTGCATTAAGAATTCTTCTGCATCCATGCCATAGATTTTAGTTTCTTCATCGTTTCGCTCCCAATCGATAACGATTCCAAAATTTCTTTTTTTGATCTCTTTGCTGATCTGATCGTCTGTGAGATTTCCAATTAAGACTAATTCTTTTGTAATCTCACATTTATTCTCTGGATCGTAGCAGATCACATTAATTTTGTTGACTGTTAACTCTCTTGTGATTTTCATGTTCTCACCTCCCTGTATTATCTCTGTTACATGAATTATTATAGCAATAATATTAATTCTTGTCAAATGTTTCTTTAAATTCTTTTAAAGTTCTTGCGTCTGCCAAAATCCTTCGGTACTCATCTGTTATTCCAATAGTGTATGTTGACGGTCTGATAACTACGTTTTGTGTAATTTTTAAAACATGATTTTCCACGGTGAAATCTCCATAAGGAACGTCATTGTACACGCTTTCAGTTCCTCCCGATCGTAAAAAGGTGAAACCAATTTTAAAGGCTTCAATTCCTCCATGTTCTTCCAACTCATATGGTGCAAGCTTTTTATTAACTCCTGCGATTGTTGCGTGAAGTTTTCCGTCTTTAGTTCTATAGACATATTTTTTAGCACCAATGGTGGAGAATTCAGTATACGTATCCTCGAATTCATACACCCCCATATAATGTTTAACGCCATAACGGTCTGTAGCGTATGCGGAATTGGAGATACTTTGCTCTTTTCTCTCAGAATTGTATCTATCAAATAACTTGTCAATATTATCACCTCTTACTTTTATATATTTTACTGAATCCGTATCACTGTAAACGTAACGATCTCCAACTATGTTTATACCCTCTTTCAATCGCAGGCGTGCCCATGCTGTTACCCATACACCCCATTGAAAAGGAAGAAACGCTGTTCTGTTATATTTAGTGAGTAATGTTTCACGTGAAACATTTTCATCAACTGTATATATGTTTTCTGCCGATTCTGTGAATATTAATGACTGTTTCACGGGTGATTGAACCATCATTCCATAGCCAGCATTAAGCAAAGCCTTTTGCAAGTTGTAAAACAGTTCCTGTTCTACTATACCTTTTAATTCTGTTTTGTCCGTATAATATTTACGGAAAATTCCTTTCAACGGTTCTGGCAATGGTCCGTATTTGCTTTCGTAACACTCTGTTATCTCAAAACCTTTCCATTTATATTCACGTTTCATTATCTCATAGTCAATATCAGTGATTGTTGTTTCGACATACTCAGCACTTAAAATACGGCCATTGTCAAGTGTTTCACGTGTGACATTTCTGCATTTTGAATAGGACATATATGGTGCTCCGTAAAACTTATCAATCTGTTCAATACCTGTGATTTTACACCGGAATAATAGTGCTTTTCCTCTATCCAATTTCTTCTCTATGTCATTCTCCGTTATTGATCCGATATATACAAACCGTGTCATTGGAAAAACGCAATTTAAGACAACATCAGGATAAGATGATGACCTATCATATGATCCTATTCCAAGAATCTTTTTTCCGTCTGCTTGTATCACTGTTCCTGAGTAATAACGATTAGCGTGAGTATCTCCACCACGAAACGCTTCTTCTAACAAATTAAAAACGTCAATAGTAGGGAAAATATCCTTGTGTTTTCGTGACCAACCATACATGGCTTTTTTCGTTTCACGCCGCACATATCCGGTTGATGTTAATGGTAGTGTATATAGATTGTCATTCGACAGTATCATACGTTTATACATTGCTTCAACTAGTCCTATTGTGTCGTATGTACTATACTGTATTTCATAATCGGTTAGTTCTGTCCATGGAAAACGTTTTTTCTCATAATTGAATTTTTCGCCAGATAATTTCCGATGCTCTACTTTCATTTTTGAAGTAAACGTATTTAATGACATGTTTGTCTGTAAATATGAACATCGAAACTCAAACCGCTCTAACATTTCACATTTTAGTATTTTACGTGTTTTTATTGCGAAAACTTCGTCCGGTGAAAATGTATATATACCACGCAAAAATTGAAATTCATATGAAAGATTATGGACAAAAATCATGTAATACGCATAGTTATCATCATTCATAAGATTATCAAGAAATAACTCAAATTCTGTCCACGTTCTCCCAATTATCGTATCAATATGTAAATCATCAATAAAAAGAATTGAAAACTGCCAGATATACATTATTGACTGCTCGATATCTTCCAGTCTAGTTGTTTCGATATCGAAAGCACACAGGCAATTTTTATAACCTTTTGCTTTTTTACTTCCTTTGTTAGCCCTAGTATCATGTAAACATGGTAAATTCTGTATTCTAGTATAATTATATGTGTCGACAGTATACAGATTTTCCATATGTTACCTCCTACGTTTACGTTTACCCGCTTTCCTTTTTTGCCGTTTGGCTTTTTCTTTCTTTGCTATTCCAATTTTCAATTTTGAAATGTTTCGTGATCCCGTTTTCAAAAATTCCTTATATAGAACTAGTAACTTATCTGTACTCAGTTTTTCGCCCTCTGAATACAGCTCTACAGCAAAATCAGAATCATATATTCGATCTGAAGCAAAATCCCTAAGCTGTTCCATAAAACGCCCAAAATTTAGTATATCCTCATGCGTTTTTAACTCTGTTCCATACACATCATTGATATGTTGCATCTGTTCTTTTTCCCGTTTTTTCAGTCCTGTGACTGTTGTTATATCTGATGCAATAATACTTGCTAGTTCTGACAACAAGTGATAGATTTCTCTATCACTTCTAATATCTTTCAACTGTTTGTAACGTTGGATCGGCCTATCTATTACAAGGTTAACATCCTTATAGTCAGATTTCAGTAATCTTTCATAACGTTTACGCCAAATTGATCTTAGACGTGAATACTCTTTTCTAACGTCTTTCATATCCCATGTTAACTCGAGAGATAGCGGTGTATAATCATCTTTTGGTCTTATAAGACCTTGTGGTTTACTCTTCTTCAAATAAGACTTTTTTGTTGTCAATAGGAACACCTCCCTCCAATTTGTTGTAGTATACAGGACGGAAATTTTCTTCAAACTCGACAACGTAGTCCTGCACGATTGCCATTGCGACTGCTCCTGTGTATGCTTGTACTAGCATATAATCACATTTGTATTTACACTGACTTTTAATGATGTTCGGTGTATTTAATTCTTTTATATACACTTTATACCATGATTTTTTACTGTTTAGTGGTCTGCTCATTGTATAACCTCCATTTCTCTACACATCTCAGGATATCGTCAAAACTTGACATTGCACCCCACATTATATAAGGCTTATGATCAAAACACTTTTTAAATTCGGAACAAATCTCTGACTGGATACATGTCTGACAAAATTCAGTATCATTACATGTAAAACATATATCACAATAATTTTTCATTTCTTATATCCTCCTGACCATTTTGCTCCACACCATACCCCATAAGGGAAAATTAATATAGCTCCAAAACCAAACCACAAAATTGCATCCAACATTAGTACACACACCTACTTTCTATTTCTTCTTTGATCCATTTTCGTTCCCGATAACGCCACGGGAAACGCATGATCTTGTACTCTTGCAGTAGCTCACTTGGAGTGAGCCATGCAAGATAGTTTTTATAACTTTCTTCATAATCTGTCATATATTCACCTCTCTTTCATTTGATAACATTATTATATATCATTATTTAGATTTATTCAAAGTCCATATTGTTCATAGAACATATGTTCGAAAACATCACCCTTGTATGTGTCTCTCACTCACGGACACAAGTACATATGTTCGAAAACATCACCCTTGTATGTGTTTCTCACACACGGACACAAGTACATAATGTTCTAAAATAACTGATTTTCATAGTGCAATGTGCACAATTATTGGATTGATTTCCAGTAATAGTTGTGTATATTGCACTATTATTTTGTCCGCTGTGTGCGTACAGTGGACATCTGTGTCTGTGTGTGTCCGTGGTGGACGGACAAATTTGGGGAAGTGTCCGTGTGGGGCGGACATGAGATAA